GGTGCATGGTATGGAGACTTTAGACGGTGATCCTGTTGGTTCTTGTAAAGAATGTTATGAAAGAGTTGACAAAAACAATTAAAGAATATAAGTTTTATAGTGTGGTCATGGAGGCTACACAATAACAGAAAGGAAGTGAATGTGAGTTACAAATTACCGCCGTTACCCGATGAGATCAGACCAATCATCCCGATGCCTATTAAAAAAGTTAAGACTTTTGACGATGTGCTAGATGAGATGGAGGAGGCTCTTACTGGTCTGAAAGAGGAAGTAGCTAGGCTGCAGACAGCTCTTGAGTCTCAGTTTGAGCGTGAGATGAATGAGGTGGCTAGGAGGTGTGGTGATGTATAAGCATCATTTTATGCCGTCAGATTATGATGGTGATGGAGTCGCACAGCTCGTAACCTGCATATATTGTGATTGTAAAATATACCACGCTGATGAGCCTTGTGTCGACCAGGAGCAGGAGGCGCGTGCTGATTATTTGGTGAGTGTTCATTTGGAAGAAGCAAGAATGGAGGAAATCTGATGAGATCTCAGATGTTAGAGTTTGTTGATTGTCACGGAGTAAATGTTCGTGCTTTATGGTTGGGTGACGATGAGTTTGCAACCAGGTGGGATAGGTGGATTGAGTCTGACCTTGATCCTGAATTTGACCGTGAAATGTACGAGTTCGATATGACTTTCAGTTACACGATTGAAAAGGATGAACTCTCAATGTCGCCTGTTGTATGGGAGGAAAGCTGATGGTTGATTTGGATACAAACAAACCTTTCAAAGGGTTTATTGATGGTTGGATTTTGTTGTCGGATGGTCGGATATTGGGTTCGTCTTATGTTACTGAGGAGCGTCTACTTTGGGATGTTATTAGAACCAGTCCGATGGTTGCTGGTTTGTTAGCTGAGAACGGTGCTGTTGAAACTCAGAACTCTATTTATATTTTGGGCAGCCCCGATAAAGGAGAGGAAGAATAATGAGTGACAACATAAACCCACGTATAAAAACACAGTATCAGTTACATGACTCGAATGGGCAGCTAAGAGCTAGAGCCATATCTAAGGATTGTGTAGTGTTGAAGGTCGGAGATCCTGAGTTTATGACCGTGTTCATGGATGAGGATGTGGCTAACGATTTGATAGAACAGATTGAAACTGCTGTAAAGGATATGAAAGAAAGGAAGAATGATGCCGACTGAAGCTGCCGTAATGATCATCATATTAGAGGTGGCGCTTATTGTTAAAATGAGTGGTTTATGCTGGGCACAGTATAAGGAAAATAAAAGATTAAGAAGGGGTTGTTAAATGAGTGATATTAAAACAATAGAAACCAGGCATGTTTTACATGCTCGTAAGAATAGAAACGATGACTCGGTGAGGTTTCATTCGCAACAAGGAGAGTGTGTTCGACTGGAGGTATTTGACGATTGGTTGACTGTTTACATGGATGAGTCTACAGCTAGTGGGGTGCTGAAGGAGTTGGAGCGGGCTTTAGCTGATGTTAAGAGTCAAAGGTTTGACCGTGAAAGAGATGATGACTGATGCTGTTGAAAGGTAAGTTTAAGGGTGAGGGTGGCTCTTGGTTTGAGAACAGCTACTTTAAGACTCGTAAGAGGATATTGGCTTTTAAGGTTAAACATTTCGGGGCGTACCATAAACAGTACCCTTTGTATACTAAAAGGGAGTTGAACCGTTGTAGCTGGTGTAAGCAGAAGGATTACATGCCTTTTTATGCGGAGAATGGGCGCGAGTATTTTCATTCGGATGCACAAACTGATCTGCCTATTTGTGGTGGGTGTGAGTTTGATAGAATTTCGGATGCGAGGGGATGGTAATGAGTAAAATGAAAGAATATTTGGAAGATTTACAAGAGTTGGATCGTATCTTGGAGGAGTTTTACAAGCTGCGTGCCATTAGGCAAGAGCGTGATCCGATGCCTGAGGATTTCGAGTGAAGCTGTTTATAGCTGGGGTGTGTTGCATCCTGGTGGCATGGTATCCGCGCGTGCCTTTGAATGAGGCGCAAAGACCCGCACCACCTGTATTGACTACAACAACCACAACCACTACGACTACGGTGCTGGACAAGCTGTGGGTTTCAACTACGACAGTCCCACCGTTGATGTATAATTATGCTTTTCCGATGTATAAACGTGGCTCTGATGTAGTCGAACTACAAGAGTTTTTAGGGATGCAGCAGGTTGATGGTATTTATGGTTCACGTACACGTAAAGCTCACGTAAAGTATTTGGGTGGTGCTGAAGCAGTGTTAGCTGACTGGCATCCTGATCTGCCTACCAGGTTTCACGATGATAAGAAAACTTTACGAGAATTGGTTGATATCTATTGGCTTGCCGACCACTCAGAGTGGGCGCTCAGGGTTGCTTTCTGTGAGAGTAGTACGATGCCTAATGATACGCACAACGATGCGGTGTCTGATGCTTTAGCTGTGGGTGCTTTCCAACATCTCGCTAAGTACTGGTCTGGCAGGTCGGAGCGTGCGAACATGGGAACGTATTCGCCTTTCGATTTGGAAGCGAACGTAGCAACAGCAGCAGATTTATTTTATAATGGTGGTGGCTCTAAACATTGGAGTCCATCTAAAAAGTGTTGGGATCAGAGCGGTCTCACTTTAAAAGAAAGGAGAGGTTAATGGCAGAGATATTAACCGAGTTTCCCAAATCAGTACAACGCACAGAGAGCTACGACTGGGAGTCGTGGTTTGACGGTGTGCCTAGAGTGTTATCACAAGGAGTAGATTTCACGACTAAGGTAGATTCTTTCAGATCTTCTGCTTACCAGGCGGGTAAGCGTAGAGGTGTGAAGATAAGGGTGCATACTTACGCTGATGGTAAACGTATAGCTATACAGTCTCTCACTTCGCCGTTGGTGGGGTGACAGGATGTTGATGGGTGGAGGCTTGATCGTATGGGGGTGCGGCAAGTCTCTACCCTCAACAGTTAAGGTGTTGTTATGAGAACTGATTTAGAAATACAACGCAGAATTATTAACATGGGCGCTGGTCTAGCTACTACCAGGTGGGTGGTTGTGCAAGACGGTAGGATACGTGAACTGTTCCAAGATTATGACAGAGCTGTCGAGTATGTGACAGTGTTGACACGAGACTGGGAATCGCAAGACGAATGAAAGTTTTGAATTTGTACGCTGGTGTTGGAGGCAACCGTAAACTGTGGAGTGATGTGGAAGTTACTGCCGTTGAGTTCAACCCGAAGATAGCAGAAATATATAACCATCATTTTCCTGAGGATAGGATGATACTAGAAGATGCTCACGAGTTTCTTCGTAACTATGTTGATGATGGGTGGGATTTTATTTGGTCGAGTCCTCCATGCCAGTCTCATTCACGGATGGCTATATCTGGGCGTAACAAAAAACCCCGTTACCCTGACATGCAGCTTTATGAGGAGATTATTTTGTTGCAGACTTACAGCAAAAAGTTTGGGTTTTCTTATTGTGTTGAGAATGTTCAACCGTATTACGAAACTTTGGTTGAAGCTCAGAAGATTGGTCGTCACTTATTTTGGACAGATTTAGATTTGTCGGGCGTGGAGGATGTTCCTTCCCCGCCAGGATTTATTAAAGACTATTGCACAGTAGCAGGCAGTAAAGAAATTCAGAAATGGTTAGGGATCAACTGGACTAAAAACATTTATTACGACAACAACCACGATCCATCACAGATTTGGCGTAACGCAGTCCACCCCCTTATAGGTAAACAAATAATAGAAAGGAAAAGATGATGAGCATAACACCATCGGGTGAACATACAGCTATGACCCGTGAAGAATATTTGAGGCAACGTGACAAGGAAGCTAAACAACCCGAACGTAAACGTGCTATCAATCACCGTGTTTCGTACAGCTCATGGGGATCAGAATGAGTCCAGTATGGGGGACTGTCCCAGTTAAAGCAGAAGGCGCAGAGCATCCCCTGGGGCAGTCTGTGTGCGAGCTGAAGATCTTCGTTGAGCATCCCCTTGACTGGCATGTCGGTGACGTGGTGGATGAGCTGATGGATGTAGTCAACGAAATCACTGAAGATACCCGCCTCATAATTTTAGGCGCTATAAAAACTTAAAAAAAATTTTAAAAAGTCTCTGACCTGCGGTTTTACAATTTGATTTGGTCGGTTTAGAGGGTGTTTGTACAATCACGACTTGACAAGGTGTGTTATAATATATTCGTAGGTGCAAATAGCATTTTATGAAAGGAAGAAATTGAAAGAACAAACAATAAAATTAGCTGTTGAAATAATAACATCTAATGCCAAAAATGTGGAGTGGTTTGAAGGCGCAGAGTATGGCAGATGGATGTGGGAAGTACCTTTCCCAACGGAAAACTGTCCAAGAAAATGTGACTGTGCATTTCGGGATCATTTACATTTACCTGTGCTGTTAGAAAAATTAAAATTAGATGAAATAGAATTGGATAGCGAGGTGCAGCACAGGCTTGCTAAAGAATTTTCTGCTAATCCAAACCTATCTTTCCTGAAACAAATTGAACATGACTATGGTCAGTTTCTTGGGGAGCTTGAATACGTGCGTGATAGTTCTTTGGAAACATTAGACGATGAGGATGAGTTGGATACTCTTACCAGTTTAGAGATACTTGAATTGGAAAATACTGTAAAAGAATGTGAGTCTCTCTTAAAAGAACTAATGACTTGACGGACTGGTCTGAGTCAACTACTTTTATACACAACAAGAAACCCTCCTCTTGTCGAGGACAGGGGGGGCTAGGTTAACTTCCTTTCTTTAGCCCCTTCTGTTCTCACCTCCAACCCGAAAGGAAGAACATGTCAGAAGAACAAACCATCGAGGAACGGCTGCAACGCTTAGAGGAAATAGTTATCCTCCCTGAACAAACATTAGCTGACGTTGTAGGCATCAACTATCTCACCATCCAGGAAGCGTTAACCAGGATCGGGGATTTTGTTTACAACCAACAAACAGCTTACGAATATTTTTTATCAGAGTTAGCTGAACTAATCTCACCGCAGTATCAGAGAGTGCAGAAAGAAACCGAGCAACCTGATGTGGAAAGAAACTTTAAGGTCATACAAGGCGAAAAAGAAACAGAATAATGTTTACTGTTGGAGAGTTTTTTTGTGGCGCTGGAGGCATGGCTCTTGGCGCTAAACAGGCAGGTTTCGATCACAAGTTTGCTATCGACTACGAGTTTGATGCTGTTAATTCTTTTTATCTGAACGTGTCACCTAACGTTTTGTGTGCTGACATAAAAGAATTTGACATTGAACGATTACCTTATGTGGATGGTTTCATGTACGGGTTTCCTTGTAACGACTTTTCGATTGCTGGCAAGAGTAAAGGCTTGGAGGGTTCTTTTGGCGGTTTGTATTCTTACGGTGTGGAGTATCTTAATTTGCGTTCACCAAAGTTTTTTGTAGCTGAAAACGTGTCGGGTATCACCGCTAATGGAGCTTTGGAAATAATAACTGATGCTCTTGCAGCTGCAGGTGATTACGGTTACGAGTTGAGTGTCCACAAATACAAGTTTGAGGAATACGGTGTGCCTCAGAAACGTCACAGGTATGTGATAGTAGGGTTTCGTAACGATCTCGGTTTGAAGTTTGAAGTACCTGAACCCTCTGGTCGGATAGTCACAGCTCGTGAAGCTCTCTCAGATATCCCTGAGTGGGCTACAAACAATGAGAAAACAAAACACCCTCCGAAAATTGTCGAAAGGTTATCTTACATAAAACCTGGTGAGAATGTTTGGCAAGCAGATTTACCTGAGCATCTACGCATGGTAAACAAATTGCAAATGTCTACATGTTATAGAAAAACAAACCCCGCTGAACCTGCTTACACGGTGCTGGCAGCTTCGGGTGGAGGAGGTCACGGATACCATTGGGAGGACAGAGCTTTAACTAACCGTGAACGCGCCAGGTTTCAGACTTTTCCTGATTCTTTTCAATTTGTGGGTGGTAAGGAATCGGTTAGAAAGCAGATAGGTATGGCTGTTCCCGTACTAGGAGCGAGAATAATTTTAGGAGCTGTCAGAAAGCAACTATCCCCTAGCCTAGCCTAGTACTAGCACTCGGTATGCTCGGTTGTAGTCAATACTTGTGCTTGCCTAGCCTAGCCTAGTACTAGCCTAGTGGGGAAATAGTTTACATGTCAAGAATATATGTTAAGGTGTAACACATGGTACAAAAATCAGTGTGGTTAGAAGATGACAGGATCATCCTCAGACAGTCATGGCTGGGTAGTTTAGCTATGTGTCCTGAACGTGCGAGACAGGACATGCTGGGCATCTCTAAATCCACCGAGTCCACCTCAACGATGATAGGCAGCGCTGTGCATCACGGCATCGAAATGTGTTTACAGACTTTCATCGACACGGGTGAACACACCAGTCGGGATCAGACGATAGCTGACTCGTTGTCGTATTGGACCACTAACGCCCATGAGATTATGAGATGGAACCACAAGAACGAAGAAGAATGCGTGGAGATAATCGAGTTGAACTCTGCCGTGTGGTGGGATGAGGTGCGCCCCGACTTGAACCCTCAAGCTGTTGAACACAAATTTGAAATACCTTTAGTGGTGGATCACAAACCTGAAATATGGTTACACGGCACGATAGATTTACTGCAACACCACCCCGCACCCATAGTTGATTGGAAAAACCCTGGTCGTAAACCGTCTGACGACTGGGAGAAGAAACGGTGGTCACTTCAAGCCGCCGCTTACACGTTCGCTGTCGCCTCAATGATTGATGGTGGCATCAACGAACCGATGCAATTCGAGTTCGTTCATCTTGTGAAAGGCAAAGTTTACAAAAACCTTGTCGAGTGTGGACCCGCAGACTGGGCTAGTTTGGTTGCTCTTGCTCGGTCAGCGGGGACACTAATCACAGCGGACCTACCAGTGTGGCCTCTCCAAATGAGTGGCTGGCACTGTTCACCAAAGTGGTGTGGCGCATGGTCAACATGTCGTGGTAGGTTTGCGGGTCCAGACCCGTTCAAGCAACTATAGTTAGGAGAAACTATTATGCCAGAAGGCAATTCGTTTACGGTTTTCCGTAGACAAGTAATACAAACAGGCGATTATGAGCCTGCTGAAGCGTCATGTTCAGTGACCATCACGGTAGCTGACGGCGCGACCCAAGAAGAAATAGTTAAACAGATCGAAGAATGGGGAACCACTCTTGATATGGCTAACTATGAGGCTTTGGGAGTCGGATATGAGGTGACAGAACAAGGAGTGCGGAGGCTTTCCAAAAGTGTTCCCTCAAACAACACGAGTGATCCCGTGGCGAAACCAGCCAAGGGGTCTCAACGTTCAGGCGGTGTCGGTTCCAAAGAATCGTACTGGGATGACCTGATGAACAACAAAGGCGACTGGTGGAACCCCAACTGGGAGAAGAAACTAGACGGCACGTTCAACAACCTTAAAGGACCCGACTATAAACACAAGAAAGACAACGACAAAGCACTATGGTTGTCTAACCAAGATGGCAGCTCGCAAGTACCTGACCATTTTGTTTGCCCTTTCACTGGCAAAGACAGTGATGAGCTAGGAAAAATAGGTAAGCAGATACGCGCACGTATTTAACCTATGGAAATACAAACCCCCGAAGAAGTGAGTCGTCGCCTCGCAGCAGCGCAACAAACTGTTGCAGGCGAAACTCCTTCCGAAGTACACCCACCCGCACCAGGCGGAGAGAAACCCACCTCGTTTGTTTTAACCTCCGCGGTTGTAGACAACCTGATAGGTTTCGTTTCAAACCCGACAGAACGCTGGTATCTGGGACTCAGTGAAATAGATTTAGCTACCCGCGGTGTCGGGCGTGGCGAAGTGATGATGGTCGTGGGCAGGTCACACACAGGCAAATCGCAAATGCTGTTGAACAGTATCGTGTGGAACCTCGTCAACCAACCAGACGCTCACGTAGTCATCTTTTCGATGGATGAACCTAGGGAACTGGTCACGATGAAACTTTACTGTCTGCTACGTGGCAGATCATCTGCGTCTGTTGAGGAAGGCATCAAAGAAGGCGACAAGGATCTGTTAGCTGATTTGGAGCAGGCGGGAGCTAACGAACTTTCCCGTGTCGCTATCATTGACGAGTCGTTAAGGTTGGAGGACATGGCGGCAGCTATGGATGAAGCTAGAGCATGGTGGGGTAGAGATCCTAGTTTCGTGATGATCGACTACTTGGAGTTGATGCCTGGTGGTGACGCTGACGCTACTGGTGTGACTACAAAAGCTCAGAACATTAAACGTTGGGCTAAGAAGCAGCGTGTTCCTGTCGGGTTGGTGCATCAGGCGGGGCGCGGTTCGGGTGAACCAGGTCGCCCTGCTGGGTTGTATGCGGGCAGGTACGGTGGCGAGCAGGAAGCTATTTTCGTGGTGGAGATTTACCGTAAACGCGACAAGTACGGTTTGTCTAATTGGGAAACGAAATACCACGAACACAGTATTAACGTGAATTTGTGTAAGAATAAGAGAACGGCACGTTTGTTGGATCACACTTATTATTTGGATTCGACTGCTGGTCACATTCAACCTTACACGGATGAGCTGGTGCCTGATGACGAGTAGCTGGCGGGATAAGCTCAACTCAGGTGATGCTGACTGGTGGAAAATATCTGTGTTTCATCAGAAGGAATACTGGGAGTTTATGAAAAGAAGCGTTGACCAGGAACGAGAAGTTTGCTCACCGTTGTTGGAGATCACAGGTGAGGAAGATGAGTGATCTGCCACCATTACCTGTAACGAGTGTCGCTTTCAGTGAACTTTTCAGGGGCGGGAAGATAGCTAAAGCAGGCTCAGATTTCAGACCAATGCAAGACTGGTCAGGAGGGTTTTGCACCGCTGACGGAATCGTCTACCAGAGCGCCGTAAACGACCATTTAAGCGTTCCTGAGCTACCCATCGGGGTGTACCCACTCTTAGAGGTAACAGAAGCCTCAGAAGGGCAGGAAACGGGAGTGTCTAAATACATGGTTTATTGGGGTTGTGTCGACTGGGATGTAGGAGAAGAAGAATCACTAATACACGCATTAAACGTACAAGAATTATTGAAGCAACTGAACGTGGCATCCTGGGTGGAAATTTCACGTTCCAAAGGCTACCACCTGTGGGTTTTCTTCTCGGAACCGATACTCGCACGCCACTGCAGAGAAGGACTGATCGCAGCGTGTAACATAGTTGACGCACCGATAACAGAAGTCAACCCGAAACAAATAGAACTAACAGGAAAAGGATGGGGAAACGGGGTCAGGCTCCCATACCCTGCTGGCGCAGAACCAGGTCGTAACGTTGTCATCAGACACGGAGAGGAAATGACCGCATCACAGTTCGCTACAACAGCTCTGATGTCAAGGGTACTGCCAGAGGAATGGGAGCCAGTACACGCCCTGTACAAACCCGCACCACCCCCACCTCCTAGAAAAACGTATGCGACTAGAAACAGCGGGAAGCTGACAGGGTTAGCTGAAGCTATCAGACGCAACGGACCTCGACCAGAGCCTAACAAACCCAACGGAGACAGATCCGCGACCTTGTTCTCGTTGGCTTGCGCGATGGTTGAACAAGGCTACCCCAGTGGCGACATTGAAGAAGAACTCATAGACGCTGACATAGCGTGGGGTTCCAAATTCAACAACCGCAGCGACGGTAGGCAACGCATATCCAACATGGTCGCAGACGCAGAAAGAACAGTAAGAACATGACAGACCAATCCGTTAAACTAAGAACCGCATGTGAAATAATAATCGTTATTATCGCCACAGCTTTACTGATATTCACGTTGACGGTCTGATGGAAACATTCACCCTCATCGTAGACCGCAAACCAAAAGTCAAAGCACGACCACGGCACACCCGCAGCGGTCACGTATTCACACCACAAAGCACCCTCAAAGAAGAAGATGTCATAGCTGAAGAATGGGAAAACCAAATAGGACAACAACTAACAGGACCCCTGGAAATAGTCCTCATGTACAGTCCCACAGCTACCTCCATCACAGTGTTAAAATCTCCTCATGGCGCTAAAACATTACGAGGTGACCTTGACAACTATGTGAAGCTCACATTAGACGCTTTGAACGGTGTTGCTTGGGAGGATGACAGGCAAGTGGTACGCATCTCGGCGGTGAAAGTAGACAAACTTGACAAAGACGACTAAACACACAACAAACTTTGCGGACAAATCATGGGGCGCACGCTTCGACACAATGGGAGACATAAGCGAAGCGGCTTTTGAACGCAACCACGAAAAATGGACACGATACGGTTTGAACAGACCAGACTTCCCAGTAGCTAGACTCCCACTAGCCACCAGGTACACGCCAGACTACATTCTCGAAGGGAGATACTTCGTGGAAGTGCAAGGATGCTCCCCGCGTGCAGGTATCAAACTTAAAATAGAAAAATATGTTGCAATAGAAACAGCATGGCACACCGTAATGCCTGTGCTATACTTCTTTTGGGACTCATCTCGTAACATGTTCGTAACAGTACCGTTACAAGATCTTAACAAACTAATCAAAAGTGACCAGACAACACTAGGAACTTTCAAAGACCCAGGAATAGAGAAACCTTACTGGCAGTTGAAAACAAACATGTTTGAATGGACACACGATGGCGAAGAAGCGGGAATGGCCTGAAGATCCAACATCTTCACTATGGGCTAACACAAGAACAAAAGCGGCTTTCACAAACAACAGAGCAATAAACGACCTTGAAGCCCTCATATCACTAGCACCAGGACAAACCGTTGACATCCTCCCGATGCAAAACACGCACCTGCTGAGAGAAGCATTAGCCGACGCTGTAGACAAACTGTCACCCGAAGAAGAATGGATATTCAACATCCTGTTCATCGCAGGCTTATCGTTAAGGCTCGCAGGCAGAGTATTAGGCATACCCAAAACG